GCCGCCTGAGTGGGTTAAATGGGAAAAGCACACAGGCAACACCATTGCACAAGCGCAAGAAAAAATCGGTATTTCCGATTTAGTCTTTTTGGCCTATAACGCCATGAAACGCGAAGCTGCGGGAAAGCCAGTAAAGCCAATTGACATTTGGACAGAAACAATTTCCGAAGTGATCGTTGGTGAAGCAAACCCAAAAGCTACCCAGTCGGAAGCCTAAGTCGAATCGTCTGGGAGGTGGCCTTGGCCACGGGGCTACCACCAGACGTATTTGAAACCGCCGAAGACATTTTGACGGTCATTGAGATTTTGGAGAGGCGAGCAAATGGCAACTGAGGCAATCAGCTACGACAAGGCTGAATTGCGTGCCATTGTAAAGTCTTTTAAAGCAATGGACGAAGAAGCTACAAAGCAAGCAAAAGAAAAAACTTCAGAGCTTGCAGAATACGTTAAACAAAAAGTCATTGGTACAGCTGGATCAGCAAATAACCGTGTTGCTTCAATTATTGCCAATGGTGCAACCGTTTCAAAATCATCAAAAATTGGTGAGATTTCCTACGGTTTTGCACGTCAAAAACTAAGCGGGGGCGGTACGACTCAACAGGTTTGGGGCGGGTACGAATTTGGATCAAACCGCTACAAGCAATTTCCAGTGTGGTCAGGTCGTGAAGGTCGCGGCACACGCGGTTGGTTTATTTATCCAACCTTACGAGCTGTTCAACCTGAAATTTTAAAAAAATGGGAAGAAGCATTTTCCACGATAGTTAGGAAGTACAACTAATGGCTGGTAGTCGTACTCTTAAACTTTCGATCCTTGGCGACGTTGACGGACTTAACAAATCGCTTAAAACGGCGTCAGGTGACGTTGATTCATTTGGCGACAGAGTTGGTAAAGCGGGAATCGCAATAGGCAAAGCATTTGCCGCAGCTGCGGCCGCTGCTGGTGCTGCTGCCATTGCCATTGGCATTGACGGCGTCAAAGCTGCTATTGAAGACGAAAAAGCACAAACGCAATTGGCGTTGGCTTTAGAAAATGCCACAGGTGCGACACAGGCACAGATCAAGGCAACCGAAGATTCGATTCTACAAATGTCATTGGCAACTGGTGTTGCTGACGATGAGCTGCGCCCAGCCTTAGGTCGTTTAGTTAGATCGACGGGCGACATAACAAAGGCGCAAGATTTATTGGCAACCGCCCTTGACATTTCTGCCGCTACTGGTAAGCCAGTTGAAGCCGTGGCAAATTCATTGTCAAAGGCATACGACGGCAATACGGCAGCCCTCGGTAAATTGGGCGTTGGCTTATCGACTGCCGAATTAAAGACAATGTCATTTGAAGAAGTACAAGGTCGTTTGACTGAATTGTTTGGTGGCGCAGCTGCAAGAAACGCCGACACTTATGCAGGCAAGATCGCACGCGTACAAGTTGCATTTGGTGAAGCAAAAGAAGCTGTTGGTACGGCATTGTTGCCAATCCTTGACACACTTTTACAATTTATCAACAACAACGCATTGCCTGCCATTAACGCATTTACCGACGCTTTTAGCATTACTGGCAGCGCAGGTTTTGGCAAGATTATAAGCGACGTTGCTGGTGTGATCAAAGACATTGTTGAACCAATTTTTAAGGCTTTTCGAGATACATTTGATCGAATCAAAAAAACGGTTATTGAAAACAAAGATGAGTTTCAAGCTTTCTTTGACGTCATCAAAGCTGCTGCACCCGTTATTGGGAAGGTATTGGGCGACGCGTTTAAAGCAATTGGTAAAGTTGCAGATGTAGTTTTGAATGTTATCGCCAATGTTTTGGGTGCAATTAAACCGTTGATCAACACAGCAATTGACGGCATAAATCTACTTATCCGAGGCATAAACTTAGTTAAGCCAGGTTCGGACATTCAAGCAATCCCAAAAATCGGCGGCGGATCAGGCTCAACTACAACAGGTGCGCTTGGCAATTTCAGCATGTCAACGGGCACAGTTTCATCAACACCAACCATAAGTGTGCCAACAGGTTTAAGTACAGGGGGCGGATCAACTGGGGGCGGCATAGCGAGCGCAGCTGCCGCAGCTGCAACCGCAACAAGCAATGTTGTTTCAGGCTCATTCAACGCTGGCAGTTTCCGTCAAGGCGAAGGTGGTAGCGGTACAACCATAAACTTGACCGTTACGGGCGCATTTGACCGTGAAGGCACAGCCCGCACAATTGTGGACACATTGAACAACAGCTTTTATCGCGGCACAGGTGGCGCAAATAACCTGCAACTAGCATGACGCAGTGGAATCCAGTTTGGCTGGTTGAAATTGACGGCGTTGAATACACAGACGCAGTTTTGGCTAATCTTGTTATTCGCAGCGGTCGCACAAACATTTATGAGCAGGCGCAGGCGGGTTATGTCAATCTTCAACTGATCGACGTCAATCAAGCTGAGATTCCAGTTTCGATCAACTCAACAATTAGTGTTTCAATTAGAAATACTTTAAACACATTTGTGCCTATTTTTGGCGGAGGCGTTGTTGACATCGGTTTAGAAGTGCGTGACGTAGGTTCAACCATGTTCACGCAGACTTATAACATCACCGCACTTGGGGCATTGTCACGTTTGCCAAAAGTAATTTATAATTCCGCGGTTGCAAGAGATTTTGACGGTGATCAGATTTTTCAAGTTTTGAGCGAAGTTTTGTTTGCCAGTTGGGCACAAGTAGCTGGTGCAGAAACTTGGGCGAATTACGAACCAGCGGGGACAACTTGGGCAAACGCAGAAAACAATGGTTTAGGTGAAATCGATCGCCCAGGAAATTATGATTTGTCGGCACGCTCGGGCAATGCTGACCCAATCGACGTTTATTCTTTGGTTTCAGCTTTGGCAACTTCAGGGCTGGGTTACATTTATGAAGACAGTGCAGGGCGCATTGGCTATGCCGATTCCACGCACCGCACAAATTATCTTGCAGCCAACGGTTATGTCGATGTAGACGCAAATCACGCTCGCGCAGCTGGTTTACGGATTGAAACCCGAGTGGGAGACGTTCGCAACGCCATAACAATAAAATACGGCGCAACAAGTCAAAATGACGTTTCAGACAGCGATCCAGCCTTAATTTCTTTGTATGGCAATCTTGGTCAAATTATCACCACGACATTGCATGATTCGGCTGACGCAACAGCACAAGCCGCGTTTTATTTGTCATTGCGCGCAAACCCACAGCCTATCTTTAGCGAAATCACCTTTGATTTAACAAACCCAGAAATTGACAATTCGGATCGTGACAAGCTCATAAACATTTTTATGGGTGAAGCAATTAACTTGACCAACCTGCCCGCCAACATGGCTGGGGGTTCATTTCAAGGCTTTGTCGAAGGCTGGTCATTTCGAGCCTCATACAATCAACTTTCGGTCACTTTGCTGCTATCTCCACTAGCTTACTCAACACAAGCAATGCGCTGGAATGACGTGCCAATTACCGAAATCTGGTCTAGCGTGTCGCCGACATTGGACTGGGCAAATGCAATAATTGTTGCTTGATAAGGAGATGACATGGCAAACCCAACGAGCAACTACAACTGGCAAATGCCTACGTCGACGGACTTGGTTACTGACCTTCCCGCTGATTTTGAGGTTTTTGGACAAGCAGTTGACAACATTGTTTTTGAAAATGAAATTTTAATGATCATGCAGGCAATCTAATGAAGGGCACAAAGTAATGGCAACGGTATCAAAGCAGTTAGCGCGCACGGCGGCGGGTACATCGCTGACAACACTTTACACGACACCCGCTGCGACGACGACAATCGTGACAAACATTGCAGTGACCAACACGGCTTCAAGCTCGGCAACTTTTACACTTAATTTAAATTCAATTGCGTTGTTCACTACAACAACAATTGCAGCAAATTCAACTGTTTTTGTTGATTTAAAGCAAGTTTTGTCTGCGGCACAAATCATCAACGGTTTGGCGTCAGCAGTCACAGTGAATTTTCACATTAGCGGCGTGGAGTTAACATAATGGGATCAACAGTATTTCCTGAGGTAAGTTCTACAAAACTTACAAAAATTCAAGAATTTACAAGTTCAGGGACTTTCGTTGTTCCTGCTGGTGTTAACGGCGTTATGGTCGAAATTGTAGGTGGCGGTGGCGGTGGCGGCGGTATTACTGCGACGGCAAATTGTCAATCAGGTGGCGGCGGCGGCGGTGCTTATTACAAGCGCGTTGCTTCAGTTACACCAGGCGAAACATGCACGATAACTATTGGTGGCGGCGGTGCAGGTGGAACTACATCAGGAACAACAGGGTCAACTGGTAACTCATCACAATTCATTTCATCACTTACAACGATCACCGCAGTCGGTGGTGGCGGCGGTGGTGGACTAGCCGCAGGTACTGCACAAACTCCCGGAACAGGGGCATGCGGTGGCGGTGCTGCGAACGGCACAGGCGCGGCACTAAATCTTGGCGGCTGCGGTGGTGGCATGGCTGGTGCTGCAATTTCTTATGGATTAACTGTAACTAGCAATAGTGTTCTTACAGGTGGAAAAGGAACTGTCGGTTTTGCTGGTGGTGCTTGCAACGGAAACGATACTTATTCAGTTCAAATTTCAGGTGCTGGAATAAACGGTTTTGGTGGCGGCGGTGCAGGCGGTTCGCGTGCAACTACTGGACGCGAAAACATTGCTTCAACAAATGGCGGCACAGGTACTAGAGACGCAACAGGTGGCGCAGCTACAGCCAATTCAGGTTCCGGTGGTGGTGGTGTTTCTACTTCATCACTTGCTTATGCAGGCGGTGCAGGTGGTTCAGGGTTTATTCGATTGGAATGGGAACAGTAATGGCACATTTTGCTGAAATTGTAGATACAAAAGTTGTCCGTGTTTTAGTTACTGATAACAATGACCCAAATGGTGACGAAGGTTTGCAATGGTTGCAAGATACTTTTGGCGGTACATGGGTACAGACCTCTTACAACTCAAAGATTAGAGGTAAGTTTGCAGGTGTAGGTGACACGTACGATCTAAAAAATGATCGGTTCATTGTTGCTTCACCATTTCCGTCATGGAAATTGGACAAAAATTTAGATTGGGTCGCACCAGTGTCAATGCCAAAAGACGGCAAAAGATACAACTGGGACGAAACACAAATAAATTGGGTTGAAAATGTCGAATTACCCTGACGGCACAAATGCACGTCTGATCGAGGTTGCAGCAGCTGAAATCGGCACAATTGAGGAAGGCAACAACCTTACAAAGTACGGCAAATTTACAGGATTTGACGGTCAACCGTGGTGTGGCAGTTTTGTTAATTGGTGTGCAAATCAAGCTGGTATCAAAATGCACAGTGTTGTCGGCACAGCTGTTGGGGCACATAAATTCAAAGAGACAAACCGTTGGTCACATTTGCCAAGTCTGGGCGCGTTGGCTTTTATGGATTTTCCACATGACGGAATTGATCGCATTTCACACATTGGCATTGTGATCGATTTTGAGCATGGCAATGACCTTGTAACCTGCATTGAAGGCAACACATCTGGCACAGGCGATCAGCGCAATGGTGGCATGGTCATGATTAAGCAACGCTCATTAAAGCGTGACATTGTCGGTTTTGGCCTGCCAAAATTTGTACCTTACAAGGGCGAATACCCAAAGATTGATTTACCTGAAAAGGCAGAAAAACCAAAAAAGGAGACAAAAAAATGGATAAAGCCAAAGCAATAGCAGCTTCATGGGGACGCTCATTTTTAGCTGGTGTTTTGACCCTTTACATGGCTGGCGTGACTGATCCAAAAACCTTGCTTATGGCAGGCGTTGCAGCAATCGCACCAGTTGTTTTGCGCTACTTAAACCCAAATGACAAAAGTTTCGGAGTTACTGGGGAATGACGCCGACCGAATGGGCGGCGGTTGTTACATGCTGCATTGGTGTAGTGGCCGCCGTCTATTCTGGCGTCAAGGTCATGGTTCGATCAGTCCTAGATGAATTTAAGCCAAATGGCGGTTCAAGCCTAAAAGATCAGGTCAATCGTATTGAGTCAAGGCTTGATTGGCTTATTCAGAAAATGATTGACTAAGGAATTGACATGGCGCAACGCAAACGTAAAGTGCAAACCGTTCGCGAAGATAACTATTCTGCCCTGGAACAATACTGCATTGCATTGAATGAATACTACAAAGCACTTCGTAAGGCTGGTTTTTCTGTTGAAATAGCGTTGGGGTTAATGAGCGACCGCGAAACGTATCCACATTGGATTTTGCCCGAACCAGTTGAACCAAACAAGATCGGTTCAATTGAATACCCCGAAGACGAAGACGAATGAAAAAAATAGTCGTAGTCAGTGACCTTCAAGTCCCGTTTGAAGATCGAAGGGCAACGGCTAATCTCGCAAAATTCATCAAAGCATTTCGCACTGACGAAGTGATCACCATTGGCGACGAGATTGATTTCAATACAATTTCGAAATGGTCGCGTGGATTAAGCGAAGAACACGAACCGACTATTGGACGCGATCGTGATCGCTGCGTCGAGTTATTGTGGGAGTTGACCCGCCACGTGCCGGAGGCAAACATGGTGCGTTCAAACCACACTGACCGTTTGTTTAACTCAATTGCCAGCCGTTTGCCAGCGTTGTTGGGTGCGCCTGAACTACGCTATCAAAACTTTATGAAGCTAGATGAGTTAGGCATTAACTTTCACGTGAAGCCCTATGCAATTGAAGGCACAAATTGGATCGCAATTCATGGCGACGAACAGGGCACAACGCCAAACGCAGGGGCGTCGGCTTTGAGAGCTGCACGCCTCCACGGTAAATCTGTCGTGCAAGGTCACACGCACCGTTTGGGAATTTCCACTTTTACCGAATCCAGCGGCTACAAAATGGGACGCACATTATGGGGTATGGAGGTCGGAAACCTTATGCGTTTTTCAGCTGCGAAATACACAAAAGGCACGGCCAACTGGACACAAGGCTTTGGCATTTTACGCGTAGAAGGTTCAAAGGTCAGCCCGCAGATCGTGCCAATTGAAAGGGACGGCTCATTTATTGTTGACGGCAAGGTTTTTGGTTAGCGACACGCCGCACAACACGCGCAATGCTTGATTTTGTCAGGATCATGGTTCACCCTTATTGCAGGTGGTAATGGTTACCTCCTAGATTCGGGAGATCAAAAATGGTAGTTGACTTGCTTGACGGCGAAACTTTAATTCGCCTATTTATGTTAATGATTTGGTCAGTTTTAACAATTGCGATTGGGTATTCAAAAGGCTTTACAGACGGCCGCCGCGAAGGTTTAGCACGCGGTAAGGCAATTGGTCGCCACAGCTCAAATGCGGTGAAAAAATGACCGAATTGGCTCAAACTATAAAAATGGCAATAACCACATCTATTGGCTGCGTTCACGAAACGCAAGGTCATGGCTGCACGTCATGTCTATCCCAGCACATTGCCGATACGTTGATTCATCAAGTCGAAGGGAAATTAAATGGGTTTTCTAGATAACTACGAAGCTTCACGCGAAAGACTCGAACGCTGGTTGTCCACTTACCCGACTGGACGAATTGAAACGCGCATTGTGGAATTTAGCCCAGAAAAAGGCTATGTGCTAGTCGAAGCTAAAGCTTACCGCACACAAGATGATGAAAAGCCAGCGGGTATTGACTATGCCTATGGGTATCAGGGCGCATACCAGCCAAACATGAAACGTTGGTTTGTCGAAGATACCGTCTCAAGCTCAATCATGCGTGTTCAACAGCTTGT